CAAAAAACTGAGCGATGATAAGTTAGATTATTTCAGACCATTGTTTCAGGCAATATCCAAGAAGGGTAAAAGACATAATTGGGTACAGGAAGAACGTGAGGGTTATCTTGGGTCTTTGATAGATATGTATCCTGATATTCCCGAAGAAGTTCTAAATGAATTTGATGAAATATTGAACTTATGTTCTGGTGATTGTCGTGGATGGATACACACAATCTGTAGCATTCAGATTATTGAAATAAACGTTGTTGAAAATTTGGTATAATAATGACAATTTAGAAAGGAACAAATTTATGGAAGAATTTAAAGGAACAAAAGGTAGATGGCAAATGACAACATCAGCTTTAGAATGTGACCATAATTCAGAGGTTGCAACAATATGGGGTGATAGTGAATATGGTGAAGGTGCATCGTTAATTGCGCACATAGATAATTCTCCGGGTGTTGAAAAGGCATTAGCTAATGCAAAACTAATAAATACTGCTCCTCAATTATTGGAAGCATTACAGAAGGTTGTTGAAATTCATAGAGCTGGATTGCATTTGTCAGACGCTCTTATTAAATATGTTTATCCGGCAATCAATAAAGCTTTAGGAATTAACGAATAACTAATCAAAAATGAAAATACACTATTTCTATAGAAAAGAGTATAACAAAGGGTTTTACAATCTTGAACTTGTGGCCTGGCTGGAAGAGACCGAAATATCAAGGTTGGGTTATAGCAGATTAAGCTTTACCCGGTTGGAAAGATTGAGAATCTTTCTATCAAAAGATAATCGTTATCATTGTCATAGTATAGAGCATGATTTCGGGGAGAACAGTTGTTATGGCCATTATGCCCATACACGTAAGGAACTGAATAAAGCTATGCATGAAGGGGAACTACTTCCTATCGATGGCCGGAACTATGAAAGATTCCGGAGAGTGGCTATCGGCCTTTATCGTAAACAGTCTTTAGTGGATTTCTCTAAATTCAAAGGGAAGCAAAATTATACTATCAAGCAGCTAATAGGTGATTGACGTTTATATGTAGAGTAATTATGACAGAAGACAATCTTGCACTCGATATCCCTATCGAGATCTTATTTAAATACCTGCTCAAAGATTATCATAGAGAGCAACAGCGCACCATGTATCTGGAGGGGCAAATCAGAAGTTTGCTAAAGCGCAATACTTATCTTGAACAGGAAACCGGCAAGGTGAAACAACAGCTGCTGAAGAAGATAGAAAGGAATGAGAAACAAATTGATTACTCGCAAGAAATCAGCCGTCTACACCAGGCTGTTTCCTGTCGGAACAATACCATTGAGCAACTCAGAAATGAGAATGCCCGGCTGAAAAATGAACTCGATGCGTATATACTGTTTCTTGGCAAAATTTAAGTCCTATCACTTAATTCTAAAAACAGTGTAATTCGTAGCGGCAATATATAAAACTCTTATGTACTTTACTAAAGATGATATAAAACGTATCAAGGAGGCTTCCAAAGGGAAGCTCCTTGAGGTTATCGGTGACTTTCACGAACTACGGAAACGGGGTGCTGAATACAAGTGCGAATGCCCCAAATGCCACGGACAGGAAAAGTTACATATTTCTCCGGCCAAACACTTATTCAAATGCTTCAGCTGTCCGGATATAAAGGGCAAAGAACCGCTGGATTATTTGCAGAGGGCGGAAGATATGCAATTTCTGGAAGCCCTTGACTACCTGGCACGCAAGTTCAATGTACTACTTGATCCTAAACCGGAGAAAAAGCCAGCCAAGCCTGCTAAAATGAAGAAACAAAGCAAGGAGGCCAAAGGAGAAAGCATTGATACATTCTGCGCCCGTATGCTTGCCGGTAGCGGGCTGACATATCAGGATGTAACGGCACATATCTTCAAAAAAGGAGATACACAGAGTATTTTTGAGGCAAAAACTTTCCGTCCGGGAACCATTGATGAATATGGCAATATCGTTGACGGGGATGATGTCATTATCGAATATTATGATCTGGACGGTATGCCGGTTACCTATATGCGCAAATTACCGGGACGTGGTAAATTGGAGCCTAAAGTGTATTACCGTGTACGGTGGCAATTTCCGGATGAACACAGGGACAAGGAAGGAAAGCCGTTCAAATACAAGTCTCCTGCCGGTAGTGGTACGCCTATATATATTCCGGAACGCATGAGGCAGATGTATAAAAAGAAAGAGCAGTTTCCGAGACTCTACATCCAGGAAGGTGAAAAGAAGGCGGAGAAGGCTTGCAAACATGGCATTCCCTCAATAGCGGTTAGCGGTATTCAGAACCTGGGACAGAAAGGGGCATTGCCGGAGGACCTCGTCAAGATTATCACCGCCTGCGGGGTTAAGGAAGTGGCCTTCATCTTTGATTCAGACTGGAATGATCTGTCCAACAATATAAAGTTCAATACTCCTGTTGATACACGCCCCCGGTGTTTTTTCTCTGCCGCCCGAAATTTCAAAGAATACATGCGGATGCTGAAGAACCGCGGTATCATGGTGGAAATATTTATTGGCCACATCAATAAGAATGATGAGGGTGACAAGGGACTGGATGATCTGTTGGCAAACAAACTGAGCGGCCATGAAGAAGAACTTGCCCAAGATCTGGAATTTGCATGCAATGAGAAATCCGGAACAGGCAGATATGTAGAAGTGTTTAAAATCACTACATGGAATGATCAAAAGCTACGCGAATTATGGAATTTGCACAGTCACGAAAAATTCGCTGAGCAACACCGCGAAGTTTTACAGGAGCTTCCGGAGTTCATCTTTGGCCGGTATGCCTGGAAATTTGACGAAAGCGGCAGGTTGGTATCTGCTCTACCTTATGATGAAGATGAAAAATTCTGGAATGAAGACTATAAGGAAACGAACGGTAACAGAATACCGGTGTTTGAATACGACTATGTGGCCGCCAAAACCTTTTTTCAAAACCGGGGGATCGGGCGATATCGCTTGCTCGATACGAAGCTGTGGACCTACATCCATCTGGATCCGCCAGTAGTGCATACTATTGACGTCGAAGATGCACGCGATTTCATGTTCGCTTTTGCCGAACAGAATTGCAGCCGCTTCGTCAATAATCAGTTACTCAAGGGAGGCTCACAATATGTCGGACCCTTCCAGATGTCAAGACTTGCTTTCATCCAACCCAATTTTATATCCCCGTCCCGTGATGAACAATACTTCTATTTCCGTGACCGCTGCTGGCATATCACACAACATGAAGTCAAAGAAGTGGGCTACGAAAGTATTACTCACCAGATATGGGAAGAACAGCGGAAAAACACCGATGCCAAATACCTCGGCCATCCCCTTATTATTTTCAGGGAACAGGACGGTAAATATGATTATGAACTCTCTCCGGAAGGAAAGAAATGTCATTATCTGCAATTCCTGATCAATACCAGTAATTTTACCTGGAGAAAAAAGCCTGAAGAGATTGAAGAAGGCGAACTTTATGAAAACAACCTCCACTTGCTCAGTAAAATGTGTGCTATTGGCTACATGCTGATGGAGTGCAAGGACGCGAACGTGACACGTGCAGTTATCGGCATGGACGGCAAGCAGTCGGAAGTGGGTGACAGTAACGGTCGTAGCGGTAAATCGCTTGTTGGCGAATTAATGCGCCAGGTAGTCGATACAGTCTATATATCCGGAAAACGGACGGATATTTTCAATGACAGTTTTATTTGGAATGACATTGATGAACAGACACGTCTGGTATTTATTGATGACGTCATGCAGAATTTTAATTTTGAGTTCCTGTTTCCCAATCTTACCGGAGATTGGACTGTAAACAAGAAGGGAGGATCGCGCATCACTTATCCTTTTGCCAAGTCGCCCAAAGTATATATTCCTACAAATCATGCCATCCGCGGCACGGGTTCCAGTTATACTGATCGGCAATGGCTGATAGCTTTTTCCGATTTTTATAATGATCAGCACAAACCCATGGATGATTTCGGGGTATTGTTCTTTTCCGAATGGGATTTCACTCAATGGAATCTGACTTGGAACATGTTGGCCAACTGCATACAGCTTTACTTGAAATTTGGAGTTGTACAGGCACCGGGCGAACGCTTGCAACAGCGTAAGCTCAGACAAGAAATTGGCGAAACCCTTATATCCTGGGCGGATGAATATTTTAGCAGCGAAGAAAACCACCGCCGTACTCCCCGTAAGGAGATTTACGACAACTTCTGTAACTATGATCCGCAGCAACGCAAATTCATCAGTGCTACGGCATTTAAGGACAAGTTGAAAAAATATTGCGAGTGGAAAGGCTGGATATTCAATCCGCATAAATACGATGCGAAAAGCGGTTTACCCCTCTTCTTGGATAAAGACGGAAAGCCGGTTATAGATGACAAATCCGGGGGAATTGAATACTTTACCATAGGAAAAGCAGCTGGTGAATCCGTACCGCAGAGTGATCTTTCTGAGCCACCAACTAATAAGCTTGCATTCTGATGAACGATACACACTCCGATATTATGGCCCGACTTATGCCTCTTTATGAGATGGCACCCGAACGTTTTATGGCGTTCTATGACGCAGTATATCTGATGTGTATTGATTTGCCGGAAGGTGAGCAGTTTCGTATTTCAGACCGTTGCCAGGAAAAAGATCTGAAGCTGTTTCAGGATATCGTAAAAACATTCATCGCAGAACAGCCATACGATGTGCATACAGGACAGTTGGAGTTGTCGGATGATATGGAGTATGTTAGACGGACAACAGGCTTCAGAACCTCTGTAAATCGCTTCACTCCGAAACGTAGAAAGGAGTAGAATATGCCAATTTACTACAATGTAAAGATACATATTTTCAATGAATTACGCAAGAAATCATGCTAAAAAAAGAGCATAAAATATTGGTAGTCGTTTCACCGGATCCGGTTGAACGCAAGCATCTGTTGAGTCGCCTGGTAGTACGGCTTGGCTTTGCCCGCATCCCTTCAGATGCAGCAAAAATCATATCGAATGATATCTTCAGTATAGATCTGGCAACGGCCTATTTTGTATTCTGTAGTAACTATAATTTCCGTGGAGCCGTACTTACTAACCAACGTTTGTATGAAATGGCCGCCCGTGGCCTGTGTATAGTTGTGGGAGTCCGTTCAATTCCCCGTGAGTACGAATTTATTTGCAGAGTATTCTATCCGGAGGATCTTCCATAGCAGGAGTATTATTTGGATGATTACCGGTCATTTCAAGAAAACATAACGCGGAGTATTCTTAAAAGTACATATTGAGTGTTTGCCTGCATCCGGCGGTACGTGAGTACAGTCGGATGCTATTTTTTCTTTCTTTTGCCCCTTCCCCCTTTCCCCCAACCCATTACAACAACCATTTGGACAAATGTGCATGAGCGACAGTCGCGGGAACTGCCGGAGGGGGTATATTATTCTTTTTTTTATTCTTCTTTTTTAAAAGAAACTACCTTAAAAAACAGAAAAAAAATCGTGCATTCGTGCAGAAGTACCATTGTTTTCTTATATTAATCTGATATACAGTAAATTATAGGCGCACAAAATCCGTACGAATTGCGCACAAATAGCGTACGAATTGTACTTTTTTGAAAAAAAGGCCGAAAAGTACGCAAACGGAAGAATTAGTGCGGGAATGTACGATTTTTGTACAGGTGTAACATGTTGATATACAATTAAATATCAGTAGGTGCATGTACAAAAGTACTGCCGCACGATTTTTATACTATATCCGTGCAAGGGCTTGGTTATATTCTCGGTATTTAGTATATTTGTGTAAAAATCAACACTTTAAATGACAAAGAAAGATCGATTTGTCTGCTGGCTGCCTTGCAAACCGTATGTCCGGCAGTTCCTACTGCATAATTTCAATGCTCCTGATGATACCTGGACTGAAATCGTTAACCTGTCTTCCGACAAGGAATTGCAGAAAGATTTTCTTTCCCGGCTCTCCAAGCCCGGACGTTACGAGAACAAATACCGCAACCTTTACCGCTATACGGCTAATGTGGCGGTAGAGATACGCCGTGATGACTTCTACCGCTATGGCTGGTCGATGTCGAACACCGAAGTGGTGGCGTTCGGTACCAAGATTGAGCGGCGGATCAAACAGATACTGTTCCTGTATCTTGATACCCATGTCAGTATGGGACTTCCGCTATCAACCGCCATCCGTAATTTCCAGACAAAGTTTGGGTTCACTGAAGACACCTGGTCTTATGATACCATCCGCAGGGAGTATAACAGACACGGATATCGGAAGACAGTGGAGAATACTACAATTTTTGATTTTATTAACCGTATAATATTGGGGAAGTTGTCCGAGTTTGGGACAATTTCCCAGCAAGGAAGATTAGCGTATGAAAGTGATAAACTATGATTTTGAAAACATCGGAGGACTGTTGCAGGTGATTGCCATTCCCCCAACTTCGTTTTTGCGGATCCGCAAAGATTACAATACCGGCCTGAACTACCTGGAGCTTCGCAACCGGGAGGATATTATTTCCATACCGGTATATGCCAATGATACTTATATATATAATGAGGATAAGGAAGTGAATGATGCCGGGGATTGCTGGAATGTGTCGGTTGAAGGCGTGATTCCTAAACTTTCCTCAGTAAATCATCAGCTGATGGAGACGCTGGAGCGTGGTTTGTGGTATGTGCTGGCGGTGGACGGCAATGGCGAAGTTCATTGGTGCGGACAAGAAGACGCACTTATGCTGTTCGCTACGAACAAGACAAGCGGACGCGCCGTTTCCGAACGGAACGGAACGTCTTTCACGTTCACCTGTGTACAGGATGAACCTACCATTTATATATCCGGATTAGAAGAACTGGAAGCGTAAAAACAACGCTTATTCCCTGTTTGACGGTGCCCTGTGTCCTTGGGTACCGTTTTTTTTGCGCTTTTCTTTGCGTAAAAAAGTTATATGAACGAGACAGTTATCACATTATTCGGCAGTATTGACCGGTATTGTTACAACAAAAATTATCTGAAATACTTTTTAGATAAGGCAAAAGGCCAACCCGTCCGCCTGAAGGTCTCAAGCTTTGGCGGTGATGTGGCCGAAGCGGTCGCCATGGCAAACCTTATATCCGAGCATGGCAATGTGACGGTGGAGTTTATCAGCTTCAATGCTTCAGCGGCTACCATACTGGCGTTCGGTGCCAATTCCATCGAGATGCATGAGGACGGTATGTGGTTGGCACATAAGTGCAGTCTGGGCGTGGACATTTGGGGACAGCTCAATGCCGATCAGATTGAAGGTGCCATTAAGGAGTTGCAGAACAAGAAGAAGAGCGCCGAAGCCATTGACTTAATGATTGCGCAGAAGTACATCAACCGCAGCGGTAAGAGTCTGAAGGATGTTATTGCCCTGATGGAAGAAGAACGCTGGATGCCGGCTTCTGAAGCCAAGGACTGGGGATTCATTGACAAAATCATTCCCGGTGCCCATAAAAAGCCACAGATAACCAATGAAATAACCGACTGCTTTACTGCCATCGGTTTACCATTGCCGGTACTCAATGCTTCCGAAGCGGAAACGCAACCCAAAGGCAATGACAGAAACCTTGTTTCCCAAATCATTGACGGTATCAAAGGCCTGTTTCCTGCCAATAATAAATCTGAAGACATTTCTAATTCAAATACAGTTATTTCCATGCGTAAAGAATTTACTTTCATTAATCAGATCCTCAATAGCGAAGGCATTGAGGAAAAAGACGGTAAGATATCACTTTCCGTAGAGAACTTGCAGGCTATCAATAATGCCATCAAAGTAGCCAATGAGGCGAAAACCAAAGCTGAAAGTGATTTGGCAGCCGCCAATACAGCCAGACAGACAGCTGAAAACAATCTGGCGGCAATTGTCAACGATCTCGACAGCTTGAGCGATAGCGTCAGGAATGCAGCCGACAGCAAGGCTAAGGTACAGGTTATCCGTGATATTGTGGCTAAGATACCCGGTACGGCAACCGCCAGTCATCAAGAATCGGATGAAGACAGCAAGTTTGCCGATATCGCCACGGATCCGATCAACAGTTATGAGAATGAATAACATCTAAACTATTCTATTTATGGATTTTAAAGCACCTATTGACATTACCACGGTTCTGACCGCGGTAAAAAAACACAGAGACATCCTGAAGGCGGTTGATAAGCTCGAGGCTTCGGAGGTATTGAAACATTTCACTCCGGTACCGGGCATTACCGATTCTCTTGAATTGGGCAAGATAGAAGGCGGAAGTATTTCTAGCAAGTACACCGGCAAGTTTACTGCCGGCAAGTACCTGGGTAAGACTGTTCCGCGTCGTCTGGTCGTTCGTCCCGTCGTGATGGAAATGTCCGATGAACCGGAACGTTACCGCCGCACCTACATTGCTGAGGTGCCCGGTACGCTCCGCAAAGAACATCCCTTTGAGTTGTGGCTGATCAACCACGGCCATGAACTGGCATCCAATGATTTGCTGTTTGCCATCTTTACGGCAAAATACAGTGCTGATGCAGACAAAACGGACATTCAGGACTCTTTCGACGGTATCGGTACCATTGTTACCGAAGGCGAAGCAGTCGGAGACATCTCCAGTGCTGAAGGCAACGTATATGCCACCGGTGAACTGACTCGCGCCAACATCGGCGAAAAGTTGCTGGAAATGTGGCGCCACATGCCGCGTACCTTCAAGCGCAAAAAGAACATCAAGATGTTCATTTCCGATGATTTGGGCGACATGTACGATGACTGGCGCAAAGATGAAGGTACTATCGTTATCGGATTAAAAGAAGATACTTCCGATACACAACACCTGCTCGGTTCCAATAACCGTTGCGAGCTGGTACGTATTCCGAACCTTCCCGATGGTAGCCAATTTATCATGCTGAGTACCAAAAATAATATTTGCTACGGATTTGACAAAGAGAGCGATTTCAAGTCTATCAAGCCGTTCAATTCCGGCAATCCTTATACGTTTGATGCTGCGGGCAAGTATGTGATAGGCTTCCAGTTCGTATCAGTACATAAGTCTGAATTCTGTGTCAATGACCGTCCGGTGGATCCTGAAGGAACTAATCCGTTCGGATATATTGAAGTGACCATTACACCGGATGAAGCAATCAACAACGGTGGCAAATGGCGTATTCAGGGTGAAGAGAGCTGGCGTGATTCCGGCACGTATGTAGCTGTTCCCGGTGGTAAGGAATATACCGTCGAGTTCTTGGAGGCTGCCGGATATACCACTCCTGCTGTACAGAAGAAAACTCCTGCTGCGGGCGCAGTAGAGAAAGTGACCGGCACATACGTTGTTAAATCTGAATAAACCCTACGACTATGGCAGAAGTAGATCCTAAATTATGTATTGCCCTTGATGATATCAACGAGGCAATGGACTGCGAGAACCAGGATAATATGGGCGGTATCATACCGTCCGTTATCTTCGGTTATCATGCAGATGTGGCGACATGGCCGGACTATCCGAAAAAGACAGATGATCCGCTTTCACTGGAAGCGGCCGGTGCATTGGTCGGTGATCTTGTTATGAAAGAAGGTTTCCGGGCCTATAAGATGGATATCACTGATGAATTGGCTGAGTTCAAGATTACAGATCAGGGAGAAACCGGGGGTGAATCGTTCCTAATGGACTTGAATATCATTTCGGCCAAGATGCGGAAGAAGATATTCGGCTTTGAGAATGCCACTAAAGGCCGCAAGATGTTCTTTATCGTGACCGACAACAACGGTACGAACTACCTGATGGGTGACAAGCGACGCGGTGCCATGCGTGCGTCCGGAGACGGTTCTACTACCGGAGCAAACTCTACCGCCCGTAACCAGAACACCCTCCATTATACATTCACCGCACCGCGCAAATGTGTGTATGAAGGTGATGCGGAAGACATTCTTACTGTAAAGAACGCACCTGGAGGTTGATTTTTGTTTCTTCGTTTAGTTAGTTGGTTGTTTATGTCCGTCTCCGGATTCTTTCCGGGAGACGGACATTTTGTTTTGTCCTATCACAGCAATAAAATTCGCAACACCTTTGTATAACGTTAAAATCAAGAATCATGGCTGAAATTACAAATGCTTATATCGAAGCCCGCAGAGAAGGTATCGCCTGGCTGAACTCTGCAAAGAGAGAATACAATGCTGGTGTGGCTATCCTTGCAAAATCAGGTTACAAGACAATCGTATCATCTAAACTGGCTAAATTAGGTGAAAAGCCGCATACTCGCGAGAAGCTGGAATATGAGATCCGACAGATGATTAAAGTCTGGTACCATCCGGATGATCCGCGTTTTGAGGATGTGGATCTGGCGGATGATGCAGTGCCGGGTAATGACGGCCGTTCCGAGACGGTTCCGGAAGAAACGGCGGCGGTCATTGTTTCCATTGCGGAAAGGGAACTGGCACGTGAAACGGATGAACAACCGGCCTACCCTCCAGTGATAGCCAAAATCATCTATGATTTCCGGGATTGCTATAATGAACGTTCACGGCTGCACCGGTTACTTGCCGAACAGGGTGAGAGCAATATAGCGGCTGTATGTGCACAGCGTAAGGATATTGTTACTCGTATAGCCTCTCTCTCCAATCGTATGACATTGCTGGCCGCCATCAAACAGCAATATGAGCAGAAAAAGGAGTTGCCGACTGATGAACAGCTGGACGAACTCTATAAAAAAGTGGATGCTGCTGAAGAGAAGTCGGAAAAGGAAGATGAGCAGACTGATATCAGTTCCCTTTCCGTCGAAGAGCTGAAGAAAGCGAAGTCTAATGCCAAGAGTAAGATTACCAAGGCAAAAAACATGTTGCTGTATTCTTCAGAGAGCAAGCCTAAAGACGGCAAGGAAAACCCGCTTCCGGACTGTCCGAAACGAGTGAAGTATGAGAAGAAAGTAGCCGAGCAAGAGGTATTAGTTGAGAAAATAGATTATAGACTGGCCGAACTGCAATAATGTTGGTATGTTGCAGCGATATGAATGAGATGCCGGCGGAGAGCATGAAGGACAATGCGCTCCCTCTCCGCCAAACGGATGCGGCAGCCTCCGACCATGACTTGGTTGCAGAGAAGCTGCTGCATCCGGACGCTATGGGGATGCTGGTACCTGGCAGGGATAAGCATTTCTATTCTTCCGGAGCATTTAACCTGATCCAGTTGATTTTATATATTTTGAAGCAGACCGGTCCGGCACACCTGTTCTTGACTACTTACTCCATCTCGATGGATAGTATCAACGCCCTTCGTCGTAAAGTCGAAACGAATGAACTGTTATCTGTACGGTTCTTAATAGACAACCGTGTACGCAGCATTTCACCGAAACCATTCGACTATCTGGTAACTACATTCCCGGACAGCTACCGCTGCCTGGCACTACATGCAAAAGTAGCGTTGCTGTATAACGAAGACTGGAAGATTACCGTTGTAGGCAGTCAGAATGCCACGCATAACCCAAAGCTGGAACGTGGAATTATCCATACCGGTGGCGATATTTTTGACTTTGATTTTAAAATGTTGAATGATGAGTTTGACGCAGGAACAACGTGAGGAAGTCGAGAAAATGGCGTACCGCCTTATCCCTCCGGGAATGATCGCAATCAATATCGGTGTGGACGAGACGGATTTTCTTGTAGAACTTCGTACTCCGGGCACTGAAGTTCGGACAGCTTTTTACCGGGGACATCTCAGACAGATGGTTGAAGTACGGGAGGCTATCATCAAGTCCGCCATTAACGGCAGCAATCCGGCACAACAAGAACTGATCAAGTTCTTTAAATCGCAAAAGCAATATCTTGAGTATGAGTAGCAACTTGACAACATCCAAAAGTAAATCTGCATTGGAGGAACAGTCATATGAACTCATCCGGCAGCACATCATTGATCCGGAAAACAGTCCGTTGCCGGAGCATCTTCGGGTGCAGTGCAATCGGGTATTGCAGATAGCCCGTTTGCTTGACGATTATCCCAATGAGAGCCATATCATCAATATCATGTTGGCGAAATATCGGATTTCACGTACACAGGTACGTAAGGATATCGCTTTGGCAAAAGAGTTATTTAAGACGCAGCATCAGTTTGACTGGGATTTCTGGTTTGCCTGGATGATCAAGGACCAGATTCAGCTTATCCGGGACTGTAAGCTCAGAGGTGATCTGAAGAACTGGAACAACGCTAAGAAAGTGTTGCATCAGATGATTGGTGAGAAACCGGCTTCGGTTGAGGATCCGCGACGTATGGAGAAAAATGTCTTCTACATCCAGATCAACAGTATGGGGCAAACGGTAGATATCCCGCTGAATGCAATCCGTAATCTTTCACAGGAAGAGCAAAAAGTCCTTGTGGATTCAATGTACACACCTATTGACGATGTGCAGGCAGAAGAAATAATGAACTCATAAATATAACAGCCTTGGGTGGGCTTTGTAAAACCCATATACATATTATGAAAGAAATAGAATTAGGCGACAAAGTTCGCAGTAGCGTATCTGGCTTTTCAGGGACTATAACTGCTAAATGCGAGTACTTACATGGCACAACAACGTATGCTGTTACAGCCCCTGAACCGTTAAATGGAGAAGTAAAAACAGAATGGTTCGCAGCCTCTGAACTCATAATTGAAGAGTAAGAGGCTTAGCAGGTCCCGGAATGGTTCTACTTTTCCGGGTTCTGTTAAATTAATACTTTCAAAACAGATTAATCATGAAGAAACTGACCAATAAACGCCTGATCTCTTATCTGGCTGACCATAAACATATTGATATGGTGTCAGTCAGCAAGACACAGATTGTTTGTACCGTATCCGCTAAGTTCAAACCGGATGAAGTGAAAAAACTATTAGACGATACAGGGCAGTCAATGCCCCGTATGACTTCATCAGAAGGCGTGAACTACATTATTTTCCCACGTTATTGATGTGACAGGACAATGGACGAAAACGTTTGGGAAGAGGTTATACAGGTCAATCCGGCACAGGCGGCATTCTTGGTAATGCCGTACAAGAACGGGTATGTCATCTATTCACGTGCAACAGGTAAATCTTTTATTACCGGTGCCGTGATAGATGACAATATCCGCCTGATGCCGCGCGGTATTACCACGCTTACCCAGGCTACCATTGGTCAGGCGTTGACTAAAACATTGCCATCCGCTTTCAAGATGCTTGAGATGCTCGGTTACAAGCAATGGGATCCGGTCAGCAAGACCGGTGATTATGTGGTGTGTCGCAGGCCCATTGAAGGATGGTACAAACCTTACGAACACATCATGTCGTTTGAGTATGGTATCAGCTTCAGCAACGGGCACATGCTTTATATACTCACACAGGGCGGTAACAGCCGCGGACCGAATGCTGACTACAACATCACCGACGAAGCGTTGACGCTCGATAAAGAGAAGTTCGATCAGGAGGCGGCACCGACCAACCGGGGTAATGAACACATCTTCGGACGCAAGTCCGAGAATCCGGTTCTGAAGCATCACGGCAACACGTTCCTTTCTTCCATGCCTTACACGCCTGAACAAAAATGGCTGCTTGAACCGGCCAAGTATTACGAGGAAGAACGCGGCATCCGACTGTTTGATGTCTGGAACAAGATTGTGCGGTTACAGATGCAGCTCATTGATGCAAGGATTGCGAATGATGCGGGACTCTTCAAGGAAATCTGGAATGAAACCGTCCGTCTCAGGCAAAGTATCACACCGTTCGTCTCACGCGACGGCACGCTCTTTATCCTTGGCTCTATCTTCGACAACATCGCCAATGTGGGTATGAACTATATCCTGAACCAGTACAAGGTGATGGATAAGCTTTCCTTCATGATCGAGATCCTGAATTTCATGGTGGATAAGATTGATAGCTGTTACTATCAGTTGGATGAACGGCACGTGTATTACAATGCGACGAATGACAGCTATATACGTGACTTTGCGGAGGATCACAACTACAACTGGCAACAGCTTGCCAACAACGATGACAGTCGGCGTGATCTGGACTGCAATCCTAACCAGCCGATAGAGCTGACGCCTGACTGGGGTTCTGCCGCCTCGTTCCTTGAAGTGGCGCAGGAACGCAATTATGATTTCGTGACGAAGCTGCTGACACGTGAGCCGGTGGATAACAATATCAACGAGTTCTTTGTCAAGCGTGACGAGGAAGACGATACAATGGTCAATGCGCTGATGGATAAGTTCTGCCACTATTACCGTAACCATATCAACAAGCGCTTGCATTATTACCGTGACCGCTACGGGGATGCACGTCGCGCCAACAATAAGAAATCCTATAACCAACTTGCCATTGAGCGCCTGGAGAAACACGGGTGGACGGTAGAGCAACACACCCATGCGGGCATGGAACCGCCGCAGCATGATAAATATCTGTTGTGGGCTTCTATTCTGGCGGAGAAGGACGAACGTTTTCCGAAGAAGCGTTTCAACGGCTCGAAATGCAAATACACGCTGATCTCCATGAACAACACACGCGTTATTGAAGATCGTGAAGGACGGTTTGCCAAGGATAAGCGCAGCGAACGTAACCAATCCATCCTTCCTGAAGAGGCAACGCACTTCGGTGATGCGGTCGATAAACGTATATGGACGAAGTACGGGCATTTGCTCAGGCAGGCTTATGGGTTCGTTGATGCGCGTATCTGATTAACTGCACACATTCGCAACAGCAATCGCAATACTTATAGCAGGACTCGCAACGATTGAGGACCGAACGCCGCACCGGAGGACTGGCGGAGGGTGTTCTTCTTGATGTAAAAATACGTTACTTTTGTCATATTTCCTTACTTTTTGCGACTTCTTTTGCGCCTTTTGTTAGGGCGCGGTAGGAAGAAGCTTCCGTTTCTTTTTCCATTCGGATGGAAAACAGGGTATTGTGTATTCATTTTCAGGACAATAGATTTTTTATAACATTCATTAACAGAGTCCCCGGCGCGTGCAAAATCCGTACTGAAGAAATAGGCAGGCAAATCTATTTCCCCAGTACGGATTTTGCACGCGTATAGAGGTAGGAAGCAACGCTTCCTTGTGTTTGTTTGCACCCATGCAGGTCCCCCGGTCTTTTTCTATATCTAAGGTAGAGACCGGTAGAGCGGTATAGTTTTCAACTATGTATTTTCAGGCTGTTTCCTTTTCTGATTCTCGCCCTTTATTTCTGTCCCCTATCACTACGCAGTTTCGCTTTTTTGTGCTGCAAAGGTAAATGTTGACGTCACTGGCTCAAGTTCAAGCTAACGTTTCAGAAAAAATCTCCACCCTTCAGGTAGTATTCAAGCCGTTCCGGTTTTCTGAAAAACTTGCTCCTGTTCCTTACAACACCTTTTGATGCAGCGTAAAAAAGGCGAAACATACCGCGTAGCGACAGGCGACGCAGAAAAAAAAAGCTCCAATCAGGGAAACAGCCAATAAAAGGCTCACACCCGGAAGCTCAAGGTTCAACATAAAATTTTACAATTATGGCAGCAAAAAGAAACATTCCCGAAGCATGGAAACAACAGTGGTCTAAGTTTATGTTCAATTTCTTTGACTACTTACCTACGAAGTACGAGGCAAATAAACGTGAATGGGCAATCAGAAAGATGATATGGGACTTTAAAGACGGAAAACGTAGTGTATCGGTTGCGGAACTCGTGGCGAAGAAGATACGTGAACAGTTTGGCGCAGATTGCGAGAATGTGACGTTCGTATGTATTCCTGCAAGTTCAGCAGAAAAAAATGAAATCAGATACAAGGTGTTTTCCGAAGAAGTGGCACGGTTAACGGGATGCAGTAACGCATATAAGGCGATTACTATTGAAGGCGGACGTATTGCCATCCATGAGACAAAGAGTAGCAAGACGGTGCAGGAAGTTGAAGTTATCAAGTTTGATAACGGCTTTTTCAATGGGAAAAAAGTACTTCTGTTTGATGATATACTAACGCAGGGACATTCTTACGCCCGTTTTGCTTGTGTACTTGAAAAAATGGGTGCAGAAGTATTAGGAGGCTATTTTTTAGGTAAAACAATTCTTTCTTATAACTAATATAATTCTTTTATTATGAATACTTTATTCGATAATGATTGTCGTTACATGAGTGACAGTGAACTGATTTACGAGATTAGCAACAACAGGCAGATTGTTTCAGACGTTGAACGCAGCAACGGAGAGATAGACATTGATAAGCTGTTTGCATCCTTGACACCTGGACGCAAGAAAGTTGCCGTGGCAGCGGTGGAGATGTACAAGAGACAGCAGTCGCAACAAGTAGAGCGCAGGCTTATACGAATGAGCAAGGATGTATATGACTTGATGCAGCCGCTAATAGGTGATTTACGGAATGAGGAATTTTGGGTAGTGGCGATAAATAATGCTTCCCGAATAATCAAGAAAGTGCAGGTTTCGGTTGGTGGGATAGATCAAACTTCGGCAGATGTACGGCTGATTATGCAGGTGTTGATAAACACGGGAGCTTCGCAGTTTGCAGCGGTACACAATCATCCGAGCGGTAACAGCCGACCGAGCAATGAAGATAAGAAGTTGACGGAACAGCTTAAAAAGGCGGCAGAGATATTCAACATTCGGATGATGGACCACGTAATTGTAACGAATGACGGATATTATAGTTTTTGCGATGAAGGGATGATTTGACGGATGGGGTGCGGGCGCACCCATTCCGTTTGCTCGCACACTCGCAAACGGAATGGGACCCAAAGCGGTATTAATGATTGAGTTTTTTCCGTTCCTTCAACCACGGAGGGGCTTTTTTTGTCCTATGAAAGCGGATGTTATGATTTTACCTTTGTGACAAAAAAAGATATGATACGTTTCATCACCAAGTTCGTCGGTACCTATGGATATGATTCCCTGAAGGAGTTCTTTCTTTCGGTGGCACCCAGTTTCAAATACAACCTGCAACTGCCGGCTATTTCCTTCAGCGCAATCACTGCTGTAATCAGTGAATGGATAGGTATCACCCCGCTGCTGGCGATGGCTATGCTGATCGCCATTGTTTCCGAGATGTGGACGGGCATCAAGGCAAGCAAGATCCGCGGCATAGGATTTGAATCCTTCCGTTTCTCACGCTGCATCATCAAGCTGTGTATATGGCTGACCATCATTTATATCACTCACTCATTCTATCTGGAGAGCAAGGCAGGGTCGGAAGAAAGCTTCATCATGCTGCTGGCTACCTTGTTCTTTTCCATTGTCAAAGTGTTCGTTATGACCTGGTTCTGTGTGGAGCACGTGACAAGCATATTGGAGAATCTGGCGGTTATTGACGGCAAACCTAAAGATACGCTGATCAAGCAGGTGGGAATATTGTGGGCAACGGTTACAGACAAATTTAAAAGGAAGGTCGATGAAACGGAACGTTAGTTGCATGTTGCTATGTGCGTTTATAGCACTTCTTTCCGGTTGGGCAGGTTACCTGCTGGGGGCCCGTCACCGGAGTATTGTTTGCACTCCGGAAACGGTAATCAGGCATGATACGATACGCCCTGATATTCCTGAACCGGAGGTGATTGTCTGTGAGGTACCCACAGAAGTGGATACAGCGGCTATACTGGCCGACTATTTCTCGGAGAAGCATTATCTCGATACGATTATCGAACGTCCTTACCTGCGGGTGGAAATGACCGATATCATATCCCGCAATGCGCTGCTTGATCGTACGGTAGTGGTGGATTACCGGCAGCCGGTCGTTTATAACAATGCCCTGGCTCTGGGATTGGATGCCGGACGTTACAGCTGTGTGTTGTCTGCTGGGTATCGGCGTAAGTCGTGGGAGTTTAGGGCGGGATATGACTTATACAACAGGTCGGTGGTGTTGGGTATATCTAAAGATCTGTGGAGATGGTAGCGAACTTGGGCAATAACACGTATCTGTTTTCCGCCGATATGGAGGATATCCGTATTACGGACGTACATGAGAAACTGGCTTTCAAGATGACGGTGGACGGACAGGAGGCGCTTTCTGAAGTGTACTATCCGGACAGTGAGAATGCAGTCGTCATTTGTGATCCCGGCACCATCATCAATGAGTATTTCGTACGTCCGGAGCTGGGTAGCGGTGATGACTGGATAGCCCTGCCACCCATGACGGTACAACTGTCAATTTCAGACAGCGAGGCAGCCGCTGAATACACGCTATATGTGTTCCACTCAAGATACCGTGTGTCTTTCGAGCCGCTGACCGGCTTCATATTTTATTCTCGCTATAAAATCAAGCATATCAGGCAAAATACGATTGATTACCTTTCCTTTTTTGTGTCTGACAAGACAAAAGTGTATTTGGATATCATCTATCTGGAGTCCGGCAACAGCGTCAAGAAAACCGTTGAGTTGCAACTGTCCGATGCCAACCGGATGATGGCATACAACATGAGTCCGGCCAAGGTGGGTAAACTCGCAGGTCTCAGGGCCGACAATATCTTATCGTATGATGCACGCATCACCGATGGCACGTTGACGGACCTTGTAAGGTATGTCATTGACCGGAAAATCCCTCGTGAAATACACCAGTTTCTTTATTACAATGTATTCGGATTACCGGAATCCATATCATTCTCAGGATTGGTACAGTTTAGTCCGGAGCTGGAGGGAGATATCGCGGACATGGTGAAGCTGAAAAGGAGATTCAATCCGTTTTTCAATGATCTGCGCATGGTCAACACCGGGTATTTGGACGAAAACAAGTACAAGGCCCTGATAGACATGCTTACCTCCCCGGTACAGCAGTGGTATGACACGCCTTCTTTACCGATGGAGATCATCATCACAGATATTGACTTTACCCATACAAAAATGGGAAATCAGCGGGTAAACGTGAATCTGACCTTCTGTCCGGCAAGCCGGAGGCATCAGGTATTTGACAGATACTCGTTTGGTGGCGGTATCTTCGATTATACATTTGACAGAACATTTGAATAATTAATATACAATGGAAACAATACGCAGAAATTTAGCATTGGCCGACATGGATATCCGCAGGGATGAGCACGGGAACCGGCGTGTCTTTTCGATAAAATTCGTCAGTAAGGAGGGCAAGGTTTACTTTATCCCGCAGGCATACGCCTGTGGAGCCGGACGCATGAATATGAAGGAATATCAGCTTCGTGGGGTACAGCCCTGCGACTGCAAGGGCAACCCCGAAGGGCATCCCTATCCGGTGGATATTGATCTGATACTGGAGTATAACAAAATGAAAATCGTATTCTGATGAACATACTGTTTAATTCAAGCGGTATTCCCCTGCTGATGCAGTCCACGTACATATTCGGTGAGACTACGGGAACTCCGCAGAACGAGATGAAGGACCGTGCCCGGATCCTGTCGCCATACGACTTGTCGAATGTTTCCTATATAGACATCGACGGGGTGAAGATACGCCCATGGGGAGACGAGAACGATTTCCCGCAGAAAGCAGCCGAAGAGATCGGCAACACCAGTGTGCTCAATACCGGATTGAAGTTTCTCCGGAACCTGACACTTGGTCAGGGTATTTATCCTTGTACGGTGAACGGTTACGATGATGGCGGCAACGAGATACTGAAGCCGGTTACGGATAGCCGGGTACAAGCTTTTGTCGCTTCCAGGAATGTAAGGCGTTACATGGAGAAGGTGCTGCGGGATTATCTGAAGTTCGGTAATGGAGCTGTCCAGTTCGTTCCGTCGGCAGCCGGCAATTCTTTTGCAGGCGTCAATCCGGTTAATGCACTTTACCGCCGTTACTCCGAAGTGGATGAGTATGGCGCCTGTAAATGTATTGTTTCCGGATATTGGCCGCAGCGTCCGGATAAGGGGCAATACACCAAATTGGAGGTATTATCTGAATATGATCCGCAGATGCATGCTGAAGTGTTGCGGTTTGCCGGGAAGATGAAAAACGGATTCATCCTGCCGGTGCGTGATAGTTGGAGTAACGATGACCTTTACGGTATGCCTGTCTGGTGGCCGGCATATGTTTGCGGGTGGGTGGAAATAGCTCACCTCATTCCTCATTTCCTCAAGAAAGCATACAAGAACCAGATTACCTGGAAGTGGCATGTACAGATACCGTATTCTTATTGGGAGAAGAAATACCCGTCCAAGGACTATTCCGTCGCAGAACGCGAAGCGGCCATTCAGAAGTATATGGACTCGGTAGAACAGAATCTCTGCGGGCCGGACAATGCGGAGAAACCTATTTTCTCACATTATGCCGTCAATGAGATGAACGGCAGGATTGAAGAGGAATGGAAGATCAAGCCGCTGGAGAACAAGTACCAGGGCAGCGATAACCTTCCGGTATCGGCAGCCGCCAACTCCGAAATATTGTTTGCCTTAATGGTCAATCCCAATGTGCTCGGTGCCGGTATGCCGGGCGGTACATACGCTGGCAATCAGGGCGGTTCCAATATTCGTGAGGCGTTTCTCGTGAACATCGCCAACGCCTGGATTGACCGACAGAATATTCTGGATCCGATTGAACTCTATATAAAAATGAACGGTATGCCGGAGTGTGAGTTGCGTTTCCGCAATACCATTTTAGTAACCCTCGATACCGGTAGCGGTACCAAAAAAACGTTGAGCTAATGATATTCAGTGCAGAGAAATGGAACAAGGGTGCCGAACTCAAGGCACTGATGAAGGTGAATACCGCAATTTCGTTCGATATGATGGAAGCACCGCTTCGGGGTGCTTTCCGGCAATTCCTGATTCCGTTACTGGGGGATGCGATGGCGGGCGAAGTGATTGAGATATATAATTTCGGTCCGGATCCGGATGTGTTGGAACAGAATACTGAAGGGGCCACCGAACGGGAGAAGCTGGATGCCCGGCTGCTTGAGATCTGCAAACGGGCGAACGCGAACCTGGCTTTCTGGAATGATTTCGATGAAATCAGCGTCCGGATCACGGATGCAGGATTTCAACGGCAGAAGTCTGACAATGAATCTTTTCAGCAGGTGTACAAATACCAGGAAGACAATCTTCGTATGTCTTTCCGCAACAAAGGGTTTAACGCGCTTGATGAGCTGCTTGAGTTCCTGTATGCGCATATAGCAGAATATCCGGAATTTGCGACCTCACAGGCTTATCAGGATCGCAAATCCGCCATTGTCCGCAGTACCGCAGATATAAATGATGTCTGTTTCATTGGCGGCAGCCGGATTATCTTCCTGCGTTTGCAGCCGCATCTGAAATTTGTGGAGGAAATGTTGCTTCAACCGGCTATCGGTGACAGGCTCTATGAGCATCTGATTGACGGGTTGGTTAATCCACCTGAAGATAGAGAACAGCGGAAGAATGTGGAGCGTTTTCGCCTGGCCTGTTCCCGCTACATCGGGACAATGGCCGTTAGACGGCTGTTGATGGAGACGGGTAGTATTACGGACCGCGGGCTGTACTTCACAACAATCCGATCAGGAGAGAAGGGCAATGAGCAGAAAGAACCGGTGGACACTAAACGCGTAGCCGTACAGATACAGAACCTGAAGGTGGATGCCGATATGTACATGACTGCATTGCTGCGGATTGCCCGTAGTTATTTTGCTGACTATTATGCCGGTGATCCACGAAGGATATTCGACCGGGACAATGACCGTAAACGTACATTCTGGATATGAGACAGCTTCGTATTGTTTATCGCAGCTTCGGTGTCCGTCGTGAGGTTATACGTCAGGTACCGCAGAAATGGGAAGAATTGACACCGGATCAGTTTCTGCTCGTGTCACGGTTTTACCTTCAGGAGATGGATGAGTCTTCATTCTTGAAAGGCTTTTATTCCCTACCGTCCGGAGTTGGCTTTGACAGTTATTATATCTATCGCCTGAGTGAGCTGCTTGAGTTCATCAGCGACTGTCGTGTCCGGATGGACCGTTTTATCCTTCCTTGTGTAGCCAGACTGAAAGCGCCGGGTGACCGTCTGAAAGGGATGTGTTTCGAGCACTTCATGCACGTGGACACGGCTTTCAACCGCTATGCACGTGACGGCAAGGATGCTTCACTGGATACTTTCGTATCGATGCTGTACCTGAAGGATAACGAATATATTGTCCTACCAGCGGGTGGAAAAAACGGCTTATTTAGCAGGCAGAAACCGCTGATACTGCAAAAACGGCTGTCGGAAGTGGCGAAGATAGACAGGTATGTCAAGTATGCTATATTCCTGAACTATGTTTTTGTCAAAAGGTGGCTTTCCAAGGCGTTCCCTTTCCTGTTTCCATTGAATGATGAACCGGAGAAGAACGACAAGAAACCGACCGCGCCATCGGTCAACTGGCTTGATATCTTCGATGCCTTTGTTGGTGATGATGTGGCGGTGATGGAGAAATACCAGGCCATGCCGGTAGCAACGGCATTTCGCCTGCTCAATAAAAGAATACGTGATGCTCAAAAACAGAAGAAATGACATTTTCAGAGTACATAGAGAGTTTGGCCGAAAGACATGTTGATATCCGGCATAAAGAGAATGACGAGGTACATTTCCTTTCATCCGAACGGGAGAAGCACACGGCACTGGACAGCGTACTGCATTATCCGGCGGTGATTCTGGATCGTGGTTCAGGGTTCGGATATGGCGGTGTTCCGGGGGCATACCTGAAGGATCGTGATTATCTGCTCTTTGTATTGGAACATGTGTCTGATACTTCAGACTACGAACAGATAGAGGCCGCACTTGACAAGTGCGAGCGCATTCTTGATGAGATGCTGAACCAGGTACTTGAAGACAAACGGAAGAACCGCCAATGGATTGCCTTTTCACTTGAAGAGGTAGAAGCGGATTATGTGGTGAATATTGATAGCCAGCTTTATGGGGTGATCGCGGCAATACACTTGTCGCAACCCTATAAGGCTGTTAACTGTAGGAAGGCATTCAACTGATATGGCAGATACGATTGAAACACTTAAAGAATTAGCCCGGCAGGTACGATATGCCACTCAGGAGGGAGAAAACACGGGAGAACGTGTTGGGCGTACCTTGGTGGGCATTTTGAATCTGTTATCACAGTGTTCTTTAGAAGAACTGAATAAAATCTTCCTTCATAAATCCAAACCTGATGAAACGCCTTTCTTACTGAAGCTGTTAGGGGGTGCCGAAGTTGGTGAAACAATAGATTCGCTCACAGCAGGAAAAGGGATAATTGCCGATATTTTTGGGCGTATGCAGTTGTCGCGTCTGGAAGTCCGTGATGCGCTTGTCGTGCTGCGCTTAATTATCAATGAAATTCAGGCAATGTCCGGTGACTTCTCTTTCTCTGATTGTGGCACCATTGAAAAGGTTGAGCTGTTGGATGATGGCACTTACCGGCTTACTATGGAGAAGCGCACAGATACGGATTGGACCACATTAGAGGAAAACGACGTATTATGTTCT